CAGAATTACGATTCATTGAAGAGTGGGCTGATATTATTGAAGCTGCTGAGAAGGACGAAATGACTTCTGTAGGTGGTGGAGCAATTGCAGGACTTGGTGTTGGAGCTCAAGGGGAACCAGGTGTTTCCAAAAAGGCTCAAAAGAAACATAAACGTAAAACTATTAAAGATTTTGCAAAACAAAATGGCTAAAATAAACTCTAAACAGTTAATTGATGTTAGAACAATGCCAACTTATAATAGTGATACTAATGTTGTTAAGTCAGTAAATTATAAAATTATCGTATTTGATGATGTTATAGGACAAAATCAGAATACAGTTATTGAGCTATTACAACAAAGTGTTTTAAGTTCCGAAGATTTAGCAGCAGGAAACTATATTACTGTTGACGGAACAACAACACAAACAGAAATTATTAATTGGGCACATACTAATATTGGTGGTGATGCTGCAGTAGCAGACATGATTAGTTATGCTGAAACCAAACTAGACGAAACATTATATTTGTTAGATGGTACAGCTGATTATGACTTTAGTATTAACCCTGCATAGGAATAAAATATGAAACAAGAAAATAAAGATAATGTTTTTGAACAACTGAAAATCGACGAAGGTGTTGTATATGAAGTATACAAAGACCATCTCGGCTATCCTACATTTGGTGTAGGTCATTTAGTATTAGATTCAGACCCAGAGCATGGTGAAGAAGTTGGTACTCCAGTTAACGAAGACAGAGTCAAAGATTGTTTTGATAAGGATTTAGAAATCGCTATAAGCGAGTGTCATGCACTATATACTGAGGAATCATTTGATGATTTCCCTGGTGAAGTACAAGAAATTCTTGTTAACATGATGTTTAATATGGGACGAACTCGTTTGAGTAAGTTCAAAAAATTTAATGCTGCTTTACTAGAAGGTGACTGGGCTGAAGCCGCAGTTGAAGGCCGAGATAGTAGATGGCATAAACAAGTGACCAATCGAGCAGAACGCTTGATGGTTAGGATGGAACAAGTTTAATAAATAAAATTAAGATATAAACCTTAAGGAGAAATAGAAATGTCTATTGAGAAAATTATAGCTGAAGCAATTGACAACAATCCGCTAAAGCTAAAAGAAGCATTTGAAGATGAAATGAATGCACGTATCCGTACAGCTCTTGAAGAAAAGTACAAAGAAATGACTGATTCAGAAGAAGAAGTTGTTGCTGAGGAAACTGACTTAGTCGAAGAAGATGAAGATGATTCAGATGACGACGGCGAAGAAGAGTTTGACGAGAAAGCTTGTGTTGCTGAATTGAAGAAAAGACATGCAGACGGTGAGTCAAAAGCTGACTGTGTAAATGCTGTTAAAGAAAAATACGGCTGTTCTGCAAAAGTAGCTAACGAGTTATACGCATCTAACTGCGGCGGTTAATACCGTGTGGGAATGGATTCTATCTTGGTTTAGTAAGAGATATACTGTAACAGTATCTTACGACACCAAGTTTGGAAACCTTGATGATAAAATTTTCCATGGCGTACGGAAAATTAAGAAAAGCAATTGGAAAGAACTAGTTTTTATAACTGCAGAAAAGAAGCTGATATCCGTGCGGTCAGCCAGTGGTTTATTTTATAGAATTGAGGAAGAGTAAATGTATCAGATACTATTAGGCGCGTTATTACTGCTTGGTGGTTCGTGCTATTACTTATTTGACCAAAACCAAACTCTAATAGGAAATAACGCAAAGTTAGAAGTCGCTGTTGAAGAACAAAAACAAGCGATTGAATCTATTAGAGAATCATACGAAAAACAAGGTGAAGCACTCAATAATATGAGTCGTGCTAATGCTGCTATTCAAGCAGAAAAAGATAGTTATTTAGAAATTTTTAAAAGACATAATCTTAATTTATTAGCAATTAAAAAACCTGGTATGATTGAAACCCGTATCAATAATGGTACAAAAAAAGTATTTGAGGGATTAGAGAATGATAGCAAGAACATTACTGTCACTGCTACTGCTGACGACGATAGTTAGTGGCTGTAGTTTATTACCTCAACGACAAGTAGAGATTGTTAGTAAACCTGTTCAGATTGATATAATCCAACCTGAGCTACCTAGACCAATTGATTTAACTGATGTTCAAATGAGCGTCGTTTCTGAAGCGGTTATTATTAATCCTTGTAAACGTTCTATCTCTTTTGAGCCAAAACGTTTCGACGATAAAGGTGTAGAACAACTCAAAAGACCAAAAGCGTGTGATTTAGAAGATAGAGAGAATCCAAATTGGCCAGTCGGCTATACATATCTCGATAGATTCTTAGATGAGAACAAAATTGCACAAGGTGGAGACATAGTTTTCGTAGCAACTACAGTAAAAGACTATGAAATAATGACGGCAAATTTCCAAGAGCTCCGTAGGTATATCAGAGAGTTAGGAGAAGTCATTGTTTATTATCGTAAGGTAACCACTAATAACAAAGAAGAAAAGGCAACCAAGTCAAAACCAGTTGACCAGTAGACCACTTAGTACTACAGACCTACAAATAAATATTTTATTTAATTCAATATTTTACCCATTACCTCATAAATAATATTTGACAAATCCTCTTTGTTATGTTATAATAACCAATTATATGGAGCAACATAGTGTCAGACGAACTCAATCGTGTAAACACAGACATAGCATTAATCAAAAATGATGTTAAACAAATCGAAAGATTTTTTGACAAAGTTGACGACGCAATGGAGCAAATGGTCTCTTTAGCTCAAGATATAGCTGTGCAACAAAAAGTCTTAGAAACTTTTGATTCTAAGTTAGTATCTATAGAAGATAAAGCAGATACACAAGCTCGCATTAATGTAGAAGCTCGATTTGCTTTTAAAGAAGAATTAGATGACCATAAGTTAAAATTCCAAGGAGCTATGACTGATGGTATGAAAAGTGCTCAGGTAGCACATACAGAATATAATTTAAAACAAAGAGAATGGATGGAAGAGCGCGCAGACCGTACAATGACGCAGATTAATACGCTCACCAAAGAATTGTCTTTAAAGATAGATGAGAATGACCAAAGAATTCGTTCTCTAGAAAATTTAAAATACTGGCTATTAGGAGCCGTAGCAATTGTTACAGCTGGAGCCAACCTATTCATTGACATGATGTCTGGTAAATAAAGGTTGACAAATACAACCAAACCTGTTATAATATCCCTAATTAATTAAACAGACAGACTTATACTTTTATTATGATAGATTTCGTTGACGTACAATACGCACAATCTCTTGCAGGTCGCATGGAGAGATTCAAAGTCACACGTACAAATCCATACAGAATCAACTTCCGTTGCCCATTATGTGGTGACAGCCAAAAGTCTCGTACAAAAGCAAGGGGTTGGCTACTTGAGAAAGACAACAACTTTCACTATTATTGTCACAATTGTGGTGCAAGTCATTCCTTTTCCTACTTTCTTAAGTTAGTCGACCCTCTTGCATTTAAAGATTACCTATCAGATAAATTTATTAATAAAGCAAAGAAAGATGACGGTAAGTCAGTGTTGGAAAAGACTAAGTTTGAAGCACCAAAATTTTCAAGTAAAGATGCAATAAAAAGTATAAAAAAAGTGTCTCAGTTGGACTACAACCATTTTGCTAAAATATATATACAAAAGAGGGTAATTCCTTCAGAGCAACATTATCGACTATTTTACACCCCAAAATTTAAAACTTGGGTTAATACTATTATACCAGATAAGTTTGCTAATACTGATAAGGACGAACCTCGCTTGGTAATTCCATTCTTCGATAAACAGAAGAAAATGTTTGGAGTATCGGCTAGATGTTTTAAACCAGACTCTAGTCTTAGATACATTACAATCATGTTTGAGGATAAACCGAAGGTATTCGGCCTTGACGTTGTCGACTTTGACCAGCAATACTTTGTAGTCGAAGGAGCTTTAGATTGTATGTTCTTAAAAAATGCTGTTGCAATGGCAGGTGCAGACGGAAATACCGAAGCTTTAGAACGTGCTGATAAAAACGCAGTATTCGTTTTTGACGCTGAACCTCGTAATAAAGAGATTCACAAAAGAATGGAAAAGATTATTGACCAAGGATATGCAATATGTATTTGGCCCAATGACCTACCAGGAAAAGACATTAATGAAATGGTCCTTAATGGCCATAAAAATATTGAAGAAACAATTAGAAATAACGTATATAAGGGACTCGAAGCAAAGATGAAATTCACATTCTGGAAAAAATCGCAATGACACTCTTCTCTTATCCACCTTTTCATTCCTTCACGAAAAAAACAAAATAACTAGGAGAGTAGTATGCAATATTGTGGCATAGAAATCGACAATAAGCGAAACAAAATTTTATCAGAGCAATCACTCAAATTATTACAAGACTATTACTGTAGAGAAGATGAAACTTCACCTCAACAAGCATTTGCTCGGTCAGCAGCATGTTTTAGTAATGGTAACACAAAATTAGCACAACGAATATATGATTATGTTTCCAAGGGATATTTCATGTATTCATCTCCAGTATTGTCGAATGCTATCCTCAAAGGTGAAAAAGTAAAAGCACTTCCGATTTCTTGTTTCCTAAGCTATGTGCCAGATACTCTTGATGGTTTAATTGACCATACAAATGAGTTAAGATGGTTATCAGTAAAAGGTGGTGGAGTTGGTGGTCATTGGTCAGCGATCAGAGCAGTATCAAATAAAGCTCCAGGTCCTATGCCATTCCTACATACCGTTGATGCAGATATGGTTGCATACCGACAAGGACGAACTCGTAAAGGTTCTTATGCAGCTTATATGGATGTTGACCATCCAGACATTATTGAATTTATTAATATGAGAATTCCTACTGGTGATGTTAACCGTAAAAATCTGAACCTACATCACGCTGTCAATATAACAGATGACTTTATGAAAGCCGTTGAAGCTGGTACAGACTGGAACCTTCTAGACCCTAATGATCGTTCAGTCAGAGAAACTATTAAAGCAAGAAAACTTTGGGAACTTATTTTAGAAACAAGATATCGTACTGGTGAGCCGTACATGAACTTCATTGATACTGCAAATCGCGCATTACCTGATGCTCAAAAAGCAATGGGAATGACTATCAAGGGGTCTAATCTATGCAACGAAATACATCTTGTCACCGATGAAAATCGCACAGCTGTATGTTGTTTATCATCTGTTAATTTAGAAATGTATGACGATTGGAAAGACACAAACATGGTCAAAGACCTTATCGTATTTTTAGATAATGTATTACAATTCTTTATTGATAATGCAGGAGATGAAATTAGTAAAGCTCGTTTTAGTGCTGAACAAGAAAGGTCACTTGGTTTAGGAGCTATGGGATTACACTCATATTTCCAAAAACATTTAATACCGTTTGACAGTACTGAAGCTGTAGCAATTAACGATATTATATTTAAAGACATTAAACAAAAAGCACTTGAAGCAACTATGACTATGGGTAAACAACGAGGTGAAGCTCCAGATATGGTAGGAACTGGCCGTCGTAATGCTCACATGTTAGCGATCGCTCCAAATGCAAATAGTTCTATGATTGTAAATACCTCACCAAGTATTGAACCTTGGAAGGCTAATGCATTTACTTCAAGAACAAGGGTGGGAAGTCACCTAAATAAAAATCCATACCTCGAAAGAGAATTGGAAGCTATTAATAAAAATACCGAAGAAGTTTGGTCGTCAGTCATTACAAATGGCGGCAGTGTACAACATTTGGATTTTTTAAGCCCTCACGTTAAAGAGGTATTTTTAACCGCAATTGAATTAAATCAGTTAGCTCTTATCAGACTTGCAGGAGATAGACAGAAGTACCTATGCCAAGGACAATCTCTAAACATATTCTTCCCTGCAGGAGCAGATAAAGGAACTCTTCATAAAGTTCACTATGAAGCTTGGAAACAAGGAACAAAAGGATTATATTATTTAAGAACAGAAACATCTAACAAAGCTGAAAACGTATCGCAGAAAGTCGAACGTGAAAAGTTAGATGACATTATTAACCCAGACGCAGTAAGATTTAGTAACGGACAAGAGGAAAATCAAGATGAGTGTGTCGCCTGTCAAGGATAGAAAGATGGATGTAACAATATACACCAAATCAAATTGTCCTTTTTGCGAAAAAGCCAAAGCATGGTTTAAGCAAAGAGGATTTACATATACACAAATAGTGCTCGATGATGAAGAGCAAAGATTAGCATTTTACCAAAGAGTAAGTAATGGCAAAGAGGTAAGGTCAGTACCACAAATTTTTATCGATGATAAACATATTGGAACATATAATGACCTGATGGCTATTGCAGATACTCTTGTTAAGAAACAAGGTGGATTATTAGAGTTCTCAGAAACTTATAAACCATTCCATTATCCATGGGCTGTAGAGATTACAACAAGACATGAAAAAGCACATTGGATTGAAGATGAGTTAGATTTATCAGAAGATGTAGCTGATTGGAAAGGTGGAAAGATTACACCAGTTGAAAAAGAGTACATTACAAATATCTTAAGATTATTTACTCAAAGCGATGTTGCAGTCGGTCAAAACTATTACGACCAATTTATTCCTAAGTTTAAGAATAATGAAATTCGTAATATGCTTGGGTCATTTGCAGCAAGAGAAGGTATTCACCAAAGAGCTTATGCTCTATTAAATGAAACCCTTGGTCTACCTGATAGTGAGTACCACGCGTTCTTAGAATATTCAGAAATGGCCGATAAGATTGACTATATGAGAAAAGCTGATACAGCAACATTACGTGGTCTTGGTTTATCATTAGCCAAATCAGTATTTAACGAAGGTGTTGCACTCTTTGCTTCTTTCGTAATGCTATTAAACTTCCAACGTTTCGGTAAGATGAAAGGTATGGGTAAAGTAGTAGAGTGGAGTATTCGTGATGAAAGTATTCACGTTGAAGGTAACTCAAAACTCTTTAAAGCATTTGTTAAAGAACATAGTCGTGTTGTCGATAATGAGTTTAAGAAAGAAATCTATGAGATGTCAAAAGACATTGTAGACCTTGAAGATAAATTCATCGACCTTGCTTATGAAATGGGTAACATTGAAGGATTGGATACAGCAGAAGTTAAAGAGTATATTCGTTATATTACAGACAGACGCTTATTACAACTTGGTATGAAGCCAAACTTCAAAGTAAAAGACAATCCACTTCCTTGGTTGGAATGGGTATTAAACGGTGCAGACCATACTAATTTCTTTGAAAACAGAGTGACTGAATATGAAGTTGCTGGTTTGAAAGGAGATTGGGACGACGCTTACGCAGCTTAGAGATAGAACATGATTGACGAAAAACCTTTTATAGATGTAATTGAAAAACTTAAAGCAGACGGAAATTATAGAGTTTTTAATGATATTGTAAGAACTCGAGGAGAATTTCCAAGAGCAACATGGTATAGTAAATACTCACCGAAGAATATTATTAATTGGTGTAGTAATGACTATTTGGGTATGGGTCAAAATCAGTATGTTATTGACGCTATGCAAACTGCGTTGGATAAAACAGGTTCAGGTAGTGGAGGTACTCGTAATATTGGGGGTACCTCCCATTACCATGTAACACTGGAAAATGTATTGTCACAATTACATAAAAAAGAACGTGGTTTATTATTCACTTCTGCATATGTAGCCAACGAATGGAGCATGATCGCTCTTAGCCGTATTATTCCAGATATTTGTTTTGTTTCAGATAATAAAAATCATGCATCATTGATTATGGGAATTAAACATAGTCGTGCTAATAAAATTATCTGGGAACATAATAACATGGAAGAATTGGAAGCAGCATTGAAAACATGCCAAGAGAATTTCCTAACTCCATGTATAGTATTTGAAAGTGTTTACAGTATGGACGGTGATGTTGCACCAATAAAAGACATCTGTGATTTAGCAGATAAGTACAATGCAATAACTTATATTGACGAAGTTCATGCCGTTGGATTATATGGTGATACTGGTGCAGGTTATTGTGAAAAATTAGGATTATCAAATAGGGTAGATATTATAAATGGAACACTTGGAAAAGCGTTTGGTGGTCACGGTGGTTATATTGCTGGTGATGACATCATTCTTGATGCTATCAGGTCTGTAGCTTCTGGGTTTATATTCACAACGAGTTTAAGTCCAGTAATGTGCGCAGGTAGTATTGCATCAATAAGATTTTTAATGGAACATAATGAAGTAAGAGAAACTCATCAGCGAAATAGTAAAATTATTAAAGATATGGTAATTGAAGCTGGGTTAGAAGTACATCCTGAAGCATGTACTCATATTATTCCAATAATGGTTGGAGAAGCAAAACGATGTAAAGAAATGTCGGATTATCTTTTAAACAAACATGGAATTTATATTCAACCAATTAATAGTCCAACAGTCGATGTAGGAACAGAACGACTAAGGATTACTCCAACTCCGATTCACACAACAACTATGATGTACGAATTAGTTGAAGCATTAGAGGATACATTCCAACAAGTATGAAAGATTTAGTAGCAAGTTCAATGACAAAGTTTTTTAGATTCTTTGCAGATACGTTCTTTGCTAAAAGATATGGACATCGTGCAGTAGTGCTTGAAACTATAGCTGGAGTACCAGGTATGGTTGCAGGTATGTGGATTCATTTAAAAAGTTTACGAAGAATGGAAACAGGATATGGTCCAATGATTCGTGAATTGCTTGAAGAAGCTGAAAATGAAAGAATGCATCTCATGTTCTTTATTGAAATAGCACAACCAAATGTATTTGAAAGATGGTTAATATTAATAGCTCAAGGAATATTTTGGAATTTTTATTTTATCATGTATGTATTTTTTCCAAAGACAGCACACCGCATGGTACATTACTTTGAAGAAGAAGCTGTTCGTAGTTATACAAATTATTTAGAATTAATTGATGAAGGTACAATACAAAATGTACCTGCTCCAGATTTAGCAATTCAATATTATAAAATGGATAAAGGAGCAACTTTAAGGGATATGATTGTACGTGTGCGTGAAGATGAAGCAAAACATGCAAGCGTCAATTGGAAATATTCTCTGTAGAAATAAATAATATTATGAAATGGTTAACCTTATTTACATCTTTAACTCTCGCAACGACTGCTGCCTATTTTAGTATTGTCGGTCTAATGACAATCTTCAGTGGTGCTGCAATTGCAATTGCTTTTATGGCAACTGTATTAGAGTTTGGAAAAATAGTATCAGCTGCATGGTTACATTACGAATGGGATAGAATTAATAATCTTGTTCGAGCTTATTTTACCACAGCAGTTGTCGTATTAATGCTTATAACAAGCATGGGTATCTTTGGATATCTTTCAAAAGCACATATCGATGCATCTATAACTGGTGATAGTTATAGCCTTGAAGCAAGTATTGTAGATAAAAGATTAGATGGTAAACAATTACAACTAAACAATCTCACTGGTAGGTTAGAGAGTTTAGATTATGTACTTCAGACAAGTCAACCAAAAGATAGAAACTATGTCAATAAAGTACAAACACCAGAGCGTAACGAAATCAATGCTAATATTGATATTTTAGTAGATGAGATAGTTGCTCTTAACGAACAAAAGATGCCAATACTAAGACAGCAATTGGACCAAGAAGCAGAATTGGGACCAGTAAAATATATAGCTGATATGATATACGGTGAAGACGCCGAATCATATTACGATAATGCTGTTCGTTGGATTATTTTAACAATTATATTTGTATTTGACCCACTTGCAATAATGCTATTGATTGTATCAACAGCTGCATTTAAACGTGAACGTGAGGCTCCTGCTAAACCTTTGATTGACGAAAAACAGATTATGAATATGGAAATAGAAGAACAACGTAGTGAAAAAAGTAGTGGACTTAAATCTGCGGTAACTAGGAGACCAATTTGAGTATTCAAATGATAGGTGAGCAAGTGTTAGTAGCAGCTGCTCCAAAAGAAACAAAAACAGAAGGTGGTATTATATTATCATCTGAAGTTAAAGCAACAGCATCAGAACCTGGTATTGTAATTGCAGTAGGTCCTGCCACAGGTGCAGCACACTTAAACAAAGGTGATACAGTATATCTATCTTGGGATAAAGCTATGCCAGTGCGTATAGGTGGACAAGATGCAGTTATAGTAGCTGCAGAACACATTAAGGCGATATTAACATGAACATGAAAAAGTTAGCATGGGGTGGATTAGGATTTTTAAGTTTAGGAGTTGCTTACGTAGGAGTGATTCTACCAGGGATACCATTTAGTATTCCAGCAGTATTTGCAGCATATTGTTTTGCAAAGAGTTCAGATAAAATGCACAATTGGTTATATAACCACAAATTATTTGGACCATTCTTAACAAACTGGGAAACAAAGAAAGTATTCCCAAGAAAAGCAAAGTACATGATGTTAGGATTTATGGCATTTGCTTTATTGTGTATGATTGTATTCACAGGAAACTGGAAAGCAGTAGCTTATTCTGGTACCTTTATGGCACTAGGAGCAGCATGGGGGTGGAGATATCCAGACTCACCTGAGGAATATGACCGTAGAATTAAAGCCGGAGAGAAGATAGGATTATTTAAGTAATGAGTAAATATTCAGGTAACGAAGATAACGCAGACTTTAACCGTGAACGTTGGTTAAGAGTTAATATGTTTCTACAAGAATTGCATAGACAACATTATGCATATCGGTTAGCTGAAGAACTCGATCGCTTAGATGAAATTGATATGATAGTCGACGAGATGGATTCCTACCCAGAAGTCGAAGAAATATTAGATGGACTATGGAAAAATTAAATTATAAAGAAGCTACGCCAAAGCAAGTAGAAGATTGGCACAAAGACGATTATTGGATGCGAATGGACTTTGACCCTATGGTCATGTTCGTTGTTATTCCAGCTATTATACAAATCACTGTATTTGGTATGATGTTGGCTGTATTTGCATTCAATGATATTATATTTTAATGATTAAAGAAGTATTTAAAGCCCTAATCGGTGTAGGCAAATTACCAGACAAACCTTTCGAGCCAACTCTAGGTAGTGTATTGTTATTTGGACTTATGTTGATTGGAAGCTTTTTAGGAACAGTATTATTACTGTTATATTTAACTAGTATTATTTTGAGGAATATATAATGAATAATGATTTTGAAACCCACGATCGTGGAACCGCAGAAGAAATTAGATTGGCAAGAAAACTTGCTAATGAACTTGAATGCTGTATTTTGCAAGGTGGTGTAATGCCAGTGCAGGTACGAGGTGCATACAAAGAACTAAGAGCTTTTTACGAAAAGCAAGTAGAAAACGAGGCTTATAAAGACATGACAGTTTTTGATAAACCTTTACAGAACAAACTTTTTGGATTGGAGTTATGGCAATGACAAAAATTTATGAGAGCCCAGATAAGGGACAGACAGTTTACGAAAGAGAATTTGGAGCTCCACATTCTTCTAGAGTAGAAATTAAAAAGCCAAATACAAATGGCAAGGGCATCGAGGGTAATACCGAGATGGAAAGAGCACGTAAAGTCAGCAAGACTTGGAGCATGGAACAAGATTAAAATTTACGAATATGAACAAAAGAGTTTTACTAAAGATATGATGTTGGTATGTTCTATTGGGTTTAATATTGGATTTTTAATGGGTATGTTGTTTATTATATAATTAATTGAGGTATATTATGAAAAAATATGTAAAAGTGGAATGTGTGTCTAGCTTTAGACAAACATATATGATTCCGATGGATGGTTTGCAAGAAACCAATCCTGATGTAAAACTAACTGATAAGCTCGCAGAACAGTGGGCCAGTGATATTATTACTTGTGAAGAGGCAAACGAATTCAGTCAAAGATGGTTAGGTGAAACAATTTCATCAGTTGATATTATCGACGAAGACCACATGATTAGATGGTTTGATAAAGAAAATCCTGAGCTTGCACAAGATTGGGATAGAGAAAAGAAACTACAATACGTATCTAAGTGGAATGCAAAAACTGAGAAGCCAGGAGCAAAAAATGAATCCTGACACCATAGACATTGCTATGAATCAGTTTCTAAGTCCGTTTAGTTTAATGCTATTAGTTATTTTTCTAACACCAATGGTATTTGGTATGATTACAGCTTACTATTCTTATTTACATACAGAAAAAGTTACAAAGCAAGTTTGGCAACAGTTATACGAAAACGAAGAGTTTAAAAAACAAAAAGTAACATCATCTATTAATTACAATGATTAAAATATACGGCCAAAGAGATTGTGGCGTATGTGATAAAGCAAGAAAATTGTGTCGAGATTATAGTGAGGACTTTGAATACTTTGATCGCTCTATTCGTAAATTTTATTTAGAGTGTGTTGAAGGTAAAGCAAATATGGATGTAATTCCAAACGTGTTTGTTAATGAAAAATACATTGGAGATTATACATCTCTATTAACTTATTTAAAGGAAAAAAGATATGGCAGTAAAGAATAGCGCATACTCTACATCTCACGACGGGGTGAAAAAAGGTACGAGCATTGGTAAAAGACCAAAAAGTATGTCAACGATGAATAAATCCAAAAAGAGTGGATTTAAAAAGTATCGCGGACAAGGTAAATAATATGTGGGATTGGTTGCAGAACTTTCTTGACAGAATAGGACAAGCTTCTATTTTGTTAATTATCGTTATCGGATTAGCAATGTGGTTAGCTATTTCAATAGTAGCTTTTATTGAATTTGTTATATAATAGATTAGAGTCGGCAGCTTACGGTGAAGGACGAAA